TGGTTTAATAATAATTCTGATACAAGTTTGTCTCCAATTTGGTATCTATTTAAATTTTCTATAATTGCAGTTGCACCAGAAGTTAAACCTGTAATTTGTCTACCAGTTAAATCTCCTGTGTTACCTACACTATTAATTGTTCTTAAAACTTGGTTAGAAGTAAACTCTCCATCGGATACTCTTAACATTTGTTCTTTTGGATAAAATATTTCGGAATTTTCACCAAATAACAATCTAAAAAATAATTCGTGTCCTTTTGCAGTCCCTTTAGTACGATATAAAGTTTTTACTCTTTTAATTAATTCTCTTTTATTAACATCGCCGTGTAAATCTTCTGGAATTGTATTTAAGACTTCATTTCTAAATTGATTTAGTAAATGTTGAATAACTTTATCGGGATCTCTAAAGTTTAATAAATCTTGGATTGATTTTACTGGATTTGGTCTATAAGTTCCTGCAACACCTGAAGCACCAGAAGTTAAACCAACAATTGTCTCACCTTCTATAAATTTATCATTTGCATTTATGAATAATCTATTATTTTTTAAATCTTCTGCTAATATTGCTGTTTCAGCATTAGAAGTTTGACCTTTTATAATTTCACCGAAAGTAAATTTACCATAAGTAGAATTTTCTTGTAAAATTTTATCGCCAGCGTCTATTTGAGTTGCTTCTGAACCAAGTCTACTTGCGTCCAACAATAATCTGTTAGATTGACCTGTTTCTGTTTCTAATAAGATACCTTCTGTTGATTGAGATTCAGTAATACCCAATTCAGCAGATTCCATAAATGTAAAATATGCTTTTAGAAATTCTACAAATTTAGGATGGTCTGCTAAGACAAATTCAGGTACCTGACCTTGAATAAGACTGGTAATCTTTTTAGTAAACTTCGCCATTTATTAGTAAGCGCTAGTTGTAGTGTAACCAACTCCTGCGTCTGAACTTCCTGCGACAAAAGTATCTTTCTCAACCGTAAAATTAGAATTAGCAATATCTATTTCTATTATTTGGTCTCTAACTGGTACAATGTCTTTAGAAGCAGGTTGCACGGTTAACTCTATAACACTTGAAGCACTTCCTCTTATATTTGAAATTGATGTCACCTGTAATGAATTAATTGTTATCGCACCTGTCGTATAATCTATTGTACCTTGCGTTGAGTTTGAATAAACTCTTGTTGCACCTGACAAATAATATCTTCTTACTATTCCATTACCATCATCATCTAAAAATTGTTCATTAGTATCACCATTTACTTTAAATCCCGTTGATGATAATATACCACCAGCACTTGCGTTGTGTCCACTATGAGGATTGTATAATGAGTTTCTAAAATAAACATTATACTTCAATGAACTACCTAAACTTGGTGTTAAATCTTTTCTTATCTTTAAAGTTGTTATGTTTGACAATATTGAACTATCAACACTATCAATTAATGTAGCAACCTTACTATGTCTGAATACACTATCAAATTTTTGAAGTGTAGAACTATTATAATTTGTTATTGTCTGAATAATATTTGCTTTTAATGTTTCAGCGTCTTTAGTAGTTGCTGAAGAATTAAATTTTGCTGTTGAGTTTAATATTATACTTGTTGATTCTGGATCCACTATCATAGGAGTAACCGAAGCAACATTATATTCTTTTAACTTACTAACTATGTCTGCTTTTGTTTGAGTAGTTAAAGTAGAACCACTAGCGGCCTTAATTGCAATTTTAACAACACCATAAATTGGTGTTTCGTCATCTTCACCACCCCAAGCACTTACAGCTAAAGCATTTGGATATAAAGATTGTACTTTTGTTTCATAATCAGAAGTGGTTACTGCTCTATCTTGTGCTGAATATTGTAAAGGAGCATTAAATCTAATACTCTCTTTTGATTCAGGTTCACTACCACCTTGCGATACTGATTTAGTTGTAACCGTTATGTTTGAAAACATTCCAATGTTACCTGCAGGTGTAAATATTTTAGCACCATTAGATAATGCTTTATTGGTTACAATATATTCCATAATAACAATATTTCCATTTGATAATTTCTTACCAAGTATATCATCACCAAAGGTTACACAATACTTACCTGTTTCTGTTTCATTTAAAAAATAAACGGTAGATGTATCATTTAATTTTGTTAAACCTGTAACCGAACTATATGTTGTTTGAGTTGTATCTGATAAACTTGTTTGAACTTTTATTTTTAATGTTGTTGTATCAGCGTCCATACTTGGTATAATAAATTTTTGGTCTGGATCTTGGTTATCAACCGTATATCTAAATGTGATTGGTGTTCCTTCATATAAGGTTACATTTTCAAACTTAAATACACCATCAACAGGTGTAATTGTTAATTCTTCATTTGTAATATAGTTGTAAGCAGTACCATCAACAGCAGTTGTAAAGGTTTGTCCTTTATTCATTGTTAAGGTTGTTCCTGTTGCGTCATTAACAACAATGTCAACTGAAGCAGTTGGAGATTTAGCAGATGTAGGAGTATAACCTAACATCTTAGCAAGTGAAACTACATTTGCTCTTACATCAGCAGAATCCAAATACATTTCATTTGCTAACATATTAGCATTGAAACCAAGATAGTGTGTATTGTATGCTAGTGTATCTAATAGAACAGCAAAACCAGAACCTTCAAAATTATAATCAGAAAATTCTGCTTGACTTTGTAAAAATATTTTTAAATTTGCTTTTATCTGGTCAAAATCTAATTCCGAAATATCTATCTTATTGCTTGCCATTATTCTTTCCTAATTATTAGTCAAAGTAAGTTTTTGATAACTCACCACGCTCTTTTGTTTCGCCTTTTTTTCTACATCTAATATAAACAGCTACCGTACCACCACCTGGTTTAGTATATGTTCTAATTCCACTAGCGATTACTGAATTAGCACCATCAGCTGAATCTGGATATGTATTTGATATAGTAGCAGCATTATCGTACTGCCAAATACTATTACTTCCTGGAATATCTACCCACGCCATCTTATCTTAACCTTTGTAAATATGTTTCTACTACAACTGGTGAATTAGTACCAACAACATAGAAACTAATTTGTATATGGTACCTATTTGCGTCTTCTTGTGGTTGAGCAATAACATTTACTATCTTTGCTCTAGGTTCAAAGTTAGCTAAAACTTCTATTACCTTTCTTTCAAGGTTTAACGCAGTAAGAGGTGTCATATTTTCAAATAACAATCCTCTTATACCACAACCTATTTCTGGATGAAAAGGTCGGTCATAGTGATTTGTTTGTATTAAATTCTTTACACTTCTTTTTACAGAATCTACATCATTAAGTTTAACTATATCCGAGGTAACTGGATTTCTTGTAAAGTCTAAATCTAAATCAGAATATATCCGATTTACTCTATCTTTACTAGTTGAACTTTTTGAATCGTAGATTGCCATAACTTATATATTTATACACTAACCAGCAAACACATTAGGACTACCTGCTGCCACAGAAGTACATCCTGATATTGCGTCTCCTATTCTACCACAACCTACACCGTTTATAAACACGGTTGTTGAACCTACTGCTATTGGTTGAGCGTGTGATGGACAAGGTACACCTGGATATTTGTGTCCTGTATTAACATCACCTTGTCTACTAACAGCAATACCGTTGCAAAATACATTTGCACTACCTACTGCTCTAGTCATACCAGAACAATGGGTAACATCAGCGTCTCCTATCCTCGTAACCGCAGGCATTCTCTCTCCATTAATTGATTTAGTTTATCTGTAAAGGTTGATATGTAATTATGTTGTTCTTCTGTATGAGGTGGTTCTGGATAATCAGGTTTAAATGAAATTAATGCTCCAATTTCGTTTGGAATATCATTTGTGTTGTTATATGTAAAAATTCTATTTTTAATTCTTACTTTAAATTCACCTTCCATTATTTTTTACCTCTCTTTTGTAATATTTATTAAAAAATTTAAAAATTACATTTAAATTGTAAATTTTTTCTTGCCTCATTTAAACTTTTTAGTAAATTTTGTTTATCAACTCTTTCAATATCGCCTGATTCCGTAATTTCTGGAAAAAATCTACAATTTACAAGGTTTTTTGAGCATCCCGAGAACAAAAAGAGAACAAACACCAAAAAAAGTGTTGTTTTTATTGATTTTTTTGTAATTTTGCTCATTTTTTACTTGACAATTGTTTGGAATTAAGGTAATATAGTATGTATATGACAACAAAAGGATACACTATGAAAAATACTGATAAAGATTACAACTATTTTTTAGAAAAAAAGAACTTTTATGTTTCTGAATTGCATATGGGAACTGATTGTAAATTAGAAAGTATTACTGATTACAAAGGACCGTACAATTCTCTAAAAAAAGCCCAAAATGCTTTTAAAAAGTATATTTGTGCTGACAAATTCTTAAATCATTGGGATTTCGGAATAAGAGGACCTATGAGAACTAACAAAAGCCGTGTAGGAAACACAACATATAAGTCAATATGGTATTCTGACGGTACACTAAAAAAATATAGATAAGGAGAAATAATATGTATAGTAGAACTATGGTATTTGAGAAAGCCGACACATTAGATAAAGGTATTTCTTTAATGATGGAAGGTGCTAAAAAAGACTATTACAATTCATCTACTCAAAATGGTCAAAAAGACCTTGGTGATTATTGTAAAGGACAACTTGATAATTGGGATAAAATGATTTCAATTACTAACGGAAAGAAGTATATTAAAGTTGTTAGAGATAGAGGAGTATTTGCCTTTATCGTAAAAGAAGACTTTAAACATTTTAAGAAAGGTGATATATTGAAACCTGCTGGTTACAATGCACCTGCATTAAATCAACCTAGAGGAAATGTTCTAAATGGGAATTACCCTATTCAATGGACAGGACCTCTTTATTTAAAATAATAAGGAGCTAAATATGAAAAAACTAATAGAATATTTGACTATTGTTTTGTCTGTTGCTGGTACATTAATGTTAGTATGTGCCGCTGGGGCAATTGATGGTGGATATAAAGGTATTCCAATGAACGATAATTGGATTGCTTGTGGAGTATTTACTTTGTTAGGAATAACAATGTTTATACTTGCGTTATATTCACAGGAACTTTATAAAGAACAAAAATAATGCCAGATAGAGATTATACACAATACGACATTGATATGTTCTGTAAATACGGCGATTGGGATGATGAAGAAGAAACTGGTTTAACCCAGGAAGATATTGACCACGCCTCTAAAAACGGATACAATCCTTTTGATTAAACTGCCCAAGGAGTATAACCTTGCTCCTTTGCAGTTTCGTCATCTTCACTTTCAATAGTATGCACTTCAGGTACATAATGCCTCATCATACTCTCAACACCTTGTTTCAAAGTTAATTGAGACATACGACACCCACTACAAGAACCTGCCATTTGTAATTTTAATATTCCATCGTTATATGAAATATAATTAATCTTGCCTTTATGAGCGGCAACTGATGGAGCTACTTTCTCATCTAATATATGTTTTATGTTTTCTATAATTTCTTCGTTTGTTCTTTCAGTCATTAAGATAGTATCCAAATTATTATTAATAAGATAACAACATACGCTGGTACCTGTTTATATAACATCCAGTCTATTATCTTTTTAATTTGTTTTGATAAATCATCCATATATTCTCCTTATTTTATATCTAACTTCATATTGTTAACTTTACTTTGTGGTGCTTGTTCTAATACATAATTACCACTTATACTTATTCTCTCAAAATCTTTATAATATGGTGGTACATAATGATTTAAACCAGCAGGAAAAACAAACATTAATCCTTTATATGGTTTAACAGCAAAACTATTCATTTGTAATCCTGTTATTCTTTCTCCATATTGAAATACTATTTGTCCTGCGTGTTGACTATTGGTAACAGCAACATCTTTAGTAAATATTTCTTCATCTATTTCTCCATAGATAACAAAACTAAACATACCACCGTGGTCGTGTAATGGATTATAGTCACCTGCTTGTTGAAAGTTTATCCATAGTTGTTGTAATCTTAATGCACCCATACCACCAGATTGTCCCATCATCATTTTTGAAATATTAGGCCAATCAGGTCCGTAGTTGGATTGTAGTATTTCAAAAAATTCAAAAACTTTTTGTACTATTGCTTTATCAGCTTTATTTCTAATATCGTTATTTGGTCCTGCAGGATATTGAATACTAGTTCCTCTTTTCATATTACCTGCAAGT